CGACAGGTGGATCGCCGTCGACGAAGCAAACCTCAAGTATGGGGTCTGATCATGATCATGATCACCAAAGAACAGGCGCACGATATGCTCCGCATCATCGAGGCCAGCATCGAGATAGACCAGTTTGCCGAAATCGATCTCAAGGACGTCGACCAGCTAGAGCGCTTCCTTGCCCGCGCCAAGCTGCATGAATTACTGACAAACGCGCTGTATCAGCAATCGAGAGGAGCGGAAGCATGACCCACTACGTAGTGATCTGGCGGGCCTACGACACCGCCGAAACCATGCTGACGGACGTCTATCTGCCGGACGATCTGGAGCCGGACGCCCTGACAGATGACAACTGGGTCAACCTCGCGTGTGAGCGCGAGGAAGACGATCTGGAAGACAATGAGAAGAGCCTACCGCCCAGCGTCACTGGCTACGACCTCATCGCCGTGCTGCGCGGCCCCATCACCCTTATTTGCTGAAAGGAAAGAACAATGGACACAACCCAACTCCACGCCTACCCGCACGACACGGGTCTAGCCCCCTGCAAGGGACTGACCAAGCGCGAATGGTATGCGGGCCTAGCAATGATGGCGCTAATCCCCCACGCCACGGCCATCAACGCCAATTCCTACGAACTGGCTGGACGCGCCTTCCAGATTGCTGACGCGATGGTCTACGCCATCCAGAAGGATGAACTGGAGGCCAGCAAATGACCACGAAACCATGCCCAGAATGCGAGGGCCAAGGTCAAAGGGAATTCGAGCGGTATTGCCGCGCCTCTGCCTCGAACCCCTACGGCGACATCGAAGGCTACATGGCGGAGTGCGACAACTGCCATGGGTCGGGCGAGATCGAGGATGACGAGGAAGAGGAAGAGGATGACGAGGATGACGAGGATGATTATCAGGAAGGACGGGAATCGCTTGGGTTTGATTGGATAGTTCGAATGCCCTTTGATGGATGCGATGGGCCAGACGAGGAGAAACCATGAAACAAGATCCAAATCGCATAGGGATGACCCTCATTGCCCGTCTACACGCTGACATCGACGAATGTATCCATCCTGATGACCTAGAGGTACTTTTTCTGGGCGGGTTGGGGTTTTCAATTACCCATGAGGACGAGGAAACAGGCGAGAACGTAGACATATGTGTGTCCCATGAGCATCAGGCTCAGGCGCTCATTAAGGCAATTAAGGCCATGTGCGCGGCACTTGGATGGAAGGTCGAGGTATGACCGAAGTGATCGTTGCCATCGCCCTCATCTGCGGGGAAATCGTGTGCTCGAATGTGGTTTATGAACCAAGGTTCGAGGACATGGCTTCCTGCGAAGCCTACATCAGTGACGAGCGGCAGGTCCGCTCGTTAAACCAAGAACAGGTCGTGTTGGACGACTGCATATGGACGACAGAAGAAATCATGAAGGAATTCAAATGACCCAGATCACGCATGAAAGCACGGCGGAGTCGCAAGCTTTCGAGAAGATCAGCACGGACCTAAAGCGGTGCTTTGCAACGTGGGAAGCGGCGGGCATCCAGCCCAGCCTTGCCATGTGGGCAATGACAGTGCTGATCACCGAAACCCTGCGCAACGCACTTGACGGCGACAGGGGGCGGATCGTGGAGTTTATGCTTGCCGCGATGAACTCTTCGTTGTCCGAAGCAGAGGCAAAAAACTGATGGCGGGTGGTCTGAATTACGCGCCGGAAGACGTCCGCACCAGCGAGATGATGGTGGCGTCCATTTCAGGGTCAGGCGTGGCCTTTGCCTTCATGCCGCACAACGTAGGGGAAGAGCCGCAGATCGTGGCGATTGCACCTAAGATTGCCAAGCTGCACGAAATCCGCATCGGTGACACCATCGAGGTGGGCTACGTGGAGAACTTCCCTGAACACCTAGAGCGTGTGCCGTGGCGGGCCGTGGCAATCTACAAGCGGACGGACGGCACTGAAAAGGCAATGGCGGGCATCAAGCCCACCGAAGCCCGCAAGACCATCGAAAGTCAGGTCTTGAACATCGTCATGGGCGGCGAAGTCTGGAACAGGGCGGAGATGTACGTCGAACTGTTCAACGAAGCCTTCACGTCTGTGACGGCGTCAGAGGTCGAGCGGGCAAGGTACGAGGCCATAGGGCATTCGCTGCTACGTCTGCACGACACGGGCTCGATTGCCTGTGCGCGGGTCTACGGGCCCGCGAAGAAGAACGCCACGGCCCTCTACTACGCCAAGTCCACCCACGTGCTGGGACGCGCCCTGATGGGGCTGGACGATCTGGATACGGGAGCAGAGCCATGAGCACCCGACATGACGTAAGCCGCCGCCCTGAAGGGCTTTTTAGCGTGGCTATGGCTGAAGCCGAAGCTGGCGACGAGGTCGTATACCACGTTGGGCAACACGCTGGCGGGCCGCACAAGAAGGAAGCCGCTGCGACATACGAAGCAGGAAAGTGCATCCTCTACCAGCGCAAGCTTGGTGGTGGGCGGTTCGAGTACATCGCAAAGAAGAAGGGGAAGACAAAATGAAAAAGTGGCTGAGTAAACTGCGTGGCAAGACACGCGCCGACATGATCGCGGAACACAACAAGGAATTAGAGGCGCTGTTAGGACACCGCGCCCCCGCCCCCGACAGACACGCGATGCTAGATGAGATGAATATCATCCAGCACCAGCTTGGCTTTGAGTTTGGCAATGAGACCCAAAACTGGCTGCGGCTGCACCAGATCCTGCGGGACTATGAAAAGCGCATAAAGCATGTGGAGTCACAGGTTGGGACAAGGAAGGGTGGCGGCGATGAGATTGTCTGATGTGCTCCAAGACCGCCTAGACACCGCCAATAAATCGCGTTCTCATGTGATGGGTATGGCAATTCAAAAACAAAAGCGCATCGAAGAGTTGGAAGAGAGCAACAAAGAACTGACCCTGCAATTGCTTGCCGTTCATGGACAGGCCTCAGATGTGCTGGACAGGGCTGTGGTCGCGGAAGCCCGTCTCGCAAAGGCGGTGGAGTTGCTCAAGGAGGCGCGGCAAGACCTTGAGGAGTATGTCACCCACGAATGGCAGGAGGAGTATGTCACCCACGCATGGCCGAGGGACGAGCATCCAGTCTACGAGCGTAAGTGGGAGCAAGACATGGAACTGTGCCGCCGCATTGACGCCATGCTGGCTGAACTGGAGGGAATGAAATGAGTGACACAATGGTTTTTGTCCTTTGGAGTTTATGGGTCGCTGTGATTGTTGGCATAGCTACAATCGGTGTTACTAACAACATTTGGAAAGCCGACACGGTGGAACGTGGGCTGGCTGTCTATTGTTCTGATGATGGGCAATGGGCGTGGGTTGGGGAGTGTGGGGAATGACCGAGGTCCGACGTAAACCAATCGAAACCGAAGACGATGATGGCGTCACTTACATCAGCTTTGATGACGATCATACCATCCGCGACATCATTCGCTACCTACTGTCAACAGGGGTGGATGCAGAGGAACTGTATGATCACATCAACGATCCAGAGTTACTGGCAGATGCGGACGCACTGGCGGCATACAAGGAGAAGAACAATGAAGAACATCGTTAGTACCTTAATCCTATCATTTGCCTTTCTTGTTCCTGCAGTTGCTTCTGCAGAATTGGTCAAATGCACAGGGGAATATGCTTTATGTGCAGCAAGCACCTGTACCCCCACAGGCAAGACCATCACGCCCAACAATGGCGTTCCATACCCAGAGGTCATCTGCAAATGCCCAATCCTGCGCGGCCCTGCCATTGCCGACCTCACCGCTGGAAACATGAAAGGTTCCTGCGAGGCGTCTGGACCTAATCACGTGTGGAGCCTATTTTTCCCGCGCATGAACTATCGACAGGAAGCAAGCAATTTTAGCCGTAACCCCTTGAAGAAGAAAGTAACCATTCAAGAATGCGGGGCTGAACTTAATCAAGGATACAACGCATCAAACTGCTTCAGCTTTGATTGTGAAAAGAGCCCCGATGGAATTGCAATTTGCCGTTGCCCCATGGGCCAACAGCCCGCAAACACGGCCTTTCTAACAGAAGCAGGGCAAGGCAACCCCGATGCCTGCTTCCAACACCCTGTCAGCCTACCTTTGCCCGCACAGCAACAGTAAAACCACGCGGGCAAAGGAGTAATTTATTTCTGCTTTGCGCAAGCATACATGTTGATTTCCATGCCAACTTGCACTTCAGCAACTTTTGGGGTGGTCCAAGCCATGATTGTATCCTTCAAAGGCAGTCCAACGCCTTATGCGGGCGTCACGCTCCATTATGTTACCCCTAGGAAAGGTGACGCACTATCTATCTTTGCTATAGGCCTAAGTTATTGTATTATTAGACCTATGGCGGACGAGAAACAAAGAGGGATATGGCGGGCGGCGTCCTTAAAGTACGCCATGAAGAATCGTGAACTTATTTTGGCACGTGGCAGGGAAGCCAAACGCAAGAAGGCAGAGGAAGACCCTACTTGGCGCGAGGAAAACAATTTCAAGAAACGCGCCAACGGATTAGGTTTCACCAAGAAGCAGTGGGAAAAGATGTTTGATAGTCAAGGGCGCGTCTGCGCTATATGTGGGTCCAATGACCCAAACCACAAAAAGGGCTGGAATCTTGATCATTGCCACAAGACCAATACAGCCCGATTTATTCTGTGCACACACTGCAATAGGGGC